AAAACACACCATTATGATTTCCGAAAACGATAGCAAAGCTAAAGGCGGTATCGGAAGTTTGATTGTTATGGTGGAGCGAAACAATGAAGGAGAAATCGTCAATTACAAAGCAATCCAGATTGATGGGGATACATATAAAGAGGACACATGGTATCAGTTGGAAGATGGAGAAATTAAGGAAGCGGAGGAATGAGCATGAAATACAGAAAGAAACCCGTGGTAATTGAAGCGTTTAAATATGATGGAGATTTAAAAGGTGCAGATGGTAAATATTATGTCCCTGATTGGGCTGTAAATGCCTTTGAAAATGGCATCATGCACTACGATAGTGAGGATGGAGAAAAACCGCCTATTGAACTCTATATTGATACATTAGAGGGGACACACCATGTGAGTGTTGGGGACTATGTGATTCGCGGCGTGAAGGGAGAACTTTATCCCTGTAAACCAGATATTTTCGAGAAGACATATGAAGCATGTGAGGAGCGATGCAGAATGGCAGAAATGAAGGCGTTAGAGTTTTTGAGAGAATGGCATAGAATGTGTCAAAAGTATCCGTTTTGTAGTGATTGCCCAATGGAAGATTCTTCATCTCGCAGTTGTATGCCTTGTAAGTGGGTTTTTAATGATATAGAAAAAGTGGTCGCCATCGTGAAGAAGTGGTCTGAGGAACATCCAAGAAAAACACTTTTGCAGGATTTCTTGGAGAAGTATCCGAAAGCCGAACTGGCATATAACAAATTTCCGGAAATTTGCCCTCATTCGTTGGGATATGCGACAAATAAAGAGTGCTTTTTAGATACGGACGAACAATTTGTTTCAGAAGAATGCGAAGAATGTTGGAACAGACCGTTGGAGGAGGAATGAAATAATGGCTGAAAATACACAGGTGGCAGAAAAGAAGGAATTTACAACGGCATTAAGTCGGTGGAGCAACGAAATTACAGGATTGATTGCAAAAGACTATGAGGCTTGCGGCGTTATTTTTGATGAATATTCCAGAAAATGTGCTATGGAGGCGGTCGGCAGCATTTACAACCTCGTGAAGAACGATGGAAAAGCGAGCATGAACTCTCTCGATACAAGCAACTTGAGGGGCATCGTTGAAAACTGTGCAGGGCTGAAATTGAACCCTGCGGCATATCCGAGAGAATGTTATTTCCAACTTAGAAATGTAAAGCGTGGGAACGAGTGGGTAAAGGTTGTTGAAATGGGTATCGAGGGTGCAGGATATGATTCCCTTCTCTCTCATTACGGCAAGGATGTCGAACAAGTTTATCCATATTGGGTAGTCAAAGAAGGGGATACCTATATCCCACCCAAACATAATGGATTGGAGCTGACACCGCCAGAATGGGAAGAAAACGGATTATCCGATAAAGCGGTTCGGGTGGTATATCCAGTCAAATTGACGGACGGCACAGTAACTTATCTGACAGCTGATAGGGCAAGCGTAAAGGTCAACCTTTTGGCTCATGTTAAGCAAAATATGATGAACGCTACATTCGGCATTTGTGCCGATAGATACAAGGCAACGGATAAACAGAAAGAGGAAATCAAAGCCAAGAAGGATGAAATTCTGAACGCATTGAGAGCGTGCGCTACGGTTGATGATATGTTGGAGTGCGAGGTCGCAAAGCCATTTATCAGCGGCGCATGGTTGGATACACCAGAAAGCATGATTCAGCGAAAAATGTGCAACAATGCAACAAGAAAGTATCCAAAAAATTATGACCAGATGGCAAGACAGGCACAAATCGAACTGGATGATGCATACCGCCAGACACAGGATGATGTTGTGGAAAGTGCAAATGCCGTTGATTTTGACGAGGAAACCATCATTGATGGGGAAATTTTGCAGGAGGGATGATTTATGAGAATTATTAGTCAGGGTGGAAAAATTGATTTGCCGTATGAACAGATTTCAATTTCAATCGACTGCGATGATGAAAGGACGATTATTGCTTATGCAGTAAGTTCTGGTACTATTTGGGAATTAGCTGAATACTCGAAAAAAGAAAAAGCCGAAAAGGCTATGGAAATGTTGAGGACGGAATACGGGAATTACAAACAGGCAAAAAGCAGTGAATATTATTTCGCTTTCAATTATCCAAAAGTCTTTCGGTTTCCGCAGGATAGCGAGGTGTGATGATGAGCGAAAATGTAAAATGGAAGGTTGATGGTATTTTTAAAGCTGATGCAAACGAATGTTACAGAGAGATTTCTTCTCTGGAACAGATTACTCCGAAAGCAATCCTTGATTTTGCAAGAGATGAAAATTCAGAATTACATAAATGCTTTGAGTGGGACAATGATTCAGCAGCGGAGAAGTACAGAACAATACAAGCCGGCAATGTCATTAGGATGTTGTATATAGTTCCTAAAAACGCAGATGCACCGCCAGTAAGGGTATTGAGTAGGACATCTGATACGGTTTATCAGCCAACAAGGACATTTGTAAAGAACCAGAATGAATATGAGGATTTGCTTAAAAGAGCATTATCGGAATTGGAAAGTTTCAGATTGAAATATAAGACACTTTCCGAGTTGGAACAGGTATTTGGGCAGATTGATTTAATCACTGTTTGATATATAGCATAAAACAGAACATAACAGGAAAATTTCAGACAGCATATTAAAAAACAACCTATTTTCAAGTGTTTAACAGGTGAGATAACACCTATTATATAACAGCTTTTTATAAAACATCGAAAAACAGGTCAAAATAAAACAGGAAAATAAAGCGCAACATAGGACACTTTATCTCACTTGCTAAGCGCTTGATTATAGGAACACGCTGATAGAGCATTTTATAGGCGGTATGATACCGCCAGCATATTAAAGAAAAGAACAGTAAAGCAAAAGAAAATACAAGACAATGCAGAATATTATATCGCCTACAAAGTGTTCTATCAGTAACAAAAATGAAAGGAGAAAACAAAAATGGCTAAAACAGAGGTAATCGAAATCAAGCCCTTAAACATCAAAACCGCAACAATCAAAATCGCAGGAGATGGAGACTTGATTCTTAATAAAATGAACGATGTAAGCGCAAAGGATTTGATTGACAAGCGTAAGGATAAGGCGAAAGACACAGCAAAGCCTAATCAATGGGAAGCAATCATCACTTCTATGCACTGGTACAACGGCAAGCCAAAAGATTATTCGGAAGAAGGACTATTACAGGCATTAAAAGAAAACGCACCATGTATTACCGGATTCGGTCTGAAAAAATCTTTCGGACAGGCTGTTGTACAGAACAAAATTGATACATACGCAACGAAGTTTAATGCAGGAGTAAACATTATCGCAAAGGGAGATTTGATACCAATTCAGTTTGCAGAACATCATATTGACGAAAAACTGATGTCTCCCAAAAAAGGCTCTCCAGTATTAGTACACCTTAACAGATTTAGCGGTTGGAAAGCTGCATTTACAATCCAGTACACCGAAAACGCTTTCTCTTTGGAACAGATTGTAAACATTGTCAATCTTGCAGGATTTGGCAACGGTATCGGAAGTGGTAGAAGTAGTGGATACGGAAGATACCATGTTGATGGTATTGAATAATCGTTAGGAGGTGCGAAAGTGCTGCTAAAAACGATAGCAACGGGTTCAAGCGGAAATTGCCACGCACTTATTGCAGACACAGGAGAGATTCTTCTTTTGGACTTGGGGGAGAACGAAAAGAAAATTAAGAAAGGAATCGGTTGGAAAATTTCTGATGTTGTCGGTGCGATTGTTACCCATAAACACGCTGACCACTCAAAATCGGTCAATGAATTTGAAAGAATGGGTGTTCCTGTTTTAAAGCCGTATGAAAACGAAAGCGACATCGGCTTGAAAAATATTTCTGGTTTTAGAGTGCAGGCGTTTGACCTTACAACGATTGGCGGCAGATGGACACACACAGATGCAGACGGAACGGATTGCCCGATATTCGGTTTTCTGATTATGCACAAAGAAATGGGAAGAATGCTTTATATCACTGATACGGCTATTGTCAAATGGCGGTTCAAAAATATAAACCATATTCTTCTCGGCGTGAATTATGACAGGAATATGATTTATCCAGATAACGAGGGGAAAAAGAATCATATTTTCGGCGGTCACTTGGAGATTGGAACAGCTTGTGACTTTGTAAGGGCGAATAATTCTGATTCCTTGCAGAACGTCATAATGTGCCATCTGTCAGCAGATAATGCCGATTCTGATAAATTCATCGAGCGTATGAAAAAAGCGTGTCCTGCGGCGAATGTGTACGTTGCAGGGCGTAATGACGGGTGGTGGTTGAGCGATGGGAAGGTATGAGTTTTCCTTAAATGCAAATATCAAGGCAAAGGACGGCATTTGCCCCTGCTATGGATGCGAAGGAAGGAACGCTGGATGTCATTCAAAATGCGAGATATTCACGATTTGGAATCAGAAGCATTTGAAAAATAAAAAAGAAATGCAAAAGAAGGCGTTCATCGAAAATCAGGCGGATTACCGGAAGAACGAATACTTTAGAAGAAAGAGGGACAAGCAGAAATGAATAAATGTATTTTTGTCGGTAGAACGACAAGAGATGTTGAACTCAGATACACGCAGTCCGCAAATCCTCTTGCGGTCGGAAGAACCTCCATTGCGGTTGAGAGTGGATATGGGGATAAGAAGAAAACGAGCTTTTTCAATATCTCTGCTTTCGGCAAAACGGCGGAAACAATGGATAAATTTGTTAAGAAGGGTACGAAAATCATCCTTGAGTGCGAAGCTGCGCAGAATGAATACACTGACAGGGAAGGGAAGAAACAGAACACGGTATCCTTTATCGTGAAATCTTTCGAGTTTGCCGAGAGTAAAGCGGCAAGCAGCAGTGCAGGGCAGACAAGTGATGCGCCGAAATCGCAGAGTAACACGGATGGTTTTTATCCCATTGACAATACCATTGAAGATGACGATTTGCCGTTTTAAAAAATAAGAAGGGTGGAGACTGATTTTGAGAATAGAAAATTTAATCGTTTTTTTGAAAGAGAATTTTGAAAAAGGGATACAAATGTTTGATACTCCGAATATTGTGGGCGATTTCATGGTGCCTATTTATAAGAAGGACAATATATTGGTGTTGTACGCGCCGGAATATGACTATATTGAGATATTCGGAATATCTGATGAAGAATTTGAAAGAGTTGAGAAAGAGGTTAATCGGAAAAGGCGGTAAGATTATGGATTTGAAAGACATCAAAACAGAATTGTTCAATGACAATTTCCAAAATTATAAGCGGTACGGCATCCCGAAAGCACAACTTGTTATTGCCGATATCCCCTACAACGTGGGTACGAATTTCTACGGTAGTAATCCCATGTGGTATAAAGGTGGGGACAATAAAAACGGCGAAAGCAAACTTGCCGGAAAAGCAGCTTTTAATACAGATTTTAATTTCAATCTGTACGAGTATTTTCATTTTTGCAGCAAACTGTTGAAGAAAGAAGATACGAAAACCGTATCACGTGGCAGAAGCAGCAACAGCCCGTGCATGATTGTTTTTTGCAGTTTTGAGCAGATTCCGACACTGATAAACGCTGCTAAAAAGCATGGATTTGTAAACTACATACCTTTGGTTTTCTGCAAAAATTACAGTCCGCAGGTTTTAAAGGCGAATATGCGTATTGTAGGTGCGACAGAATACGGCCTTGTATTTTATCGTGGAAGGTTACCAAAGTTTAGAAACGGCTGTCAGCAGGACGAGAACGGGAAGAATATTCGCGGCACAGGACGGATGATTTTTAATTGGTTCGCATGGGAGAAGGACGGAAAAGAGATTCCTAAAATTCATCCAGCGCAGAAACCCGTAGCGGTGATTAAGAAACTGATTGAAATTTTTACGGACGAAGGGGACATCGTGATTGACCCTTGCGCTGGTAGTGGTTCGACACTGAGAGCGGCTATGGAGTGCGGAAGAAACTCGTACGGATTTGAAATTTCAAAGGAATTTTACAGACGAGCAAAAGATGAAATGCTTGTTGTGAAAGAAGAAATGCAGTTGCATTTGTAAGGCGGTGGAAAGATGGACTATCAGAAATTCAAGAAAGCGAAGGCTATTGAGAAGAAGAACAAGGAACGCTTGCTGAAAGTAAATCCAAAATTGAATGAGGATAGCGGAATTTATTTCCTAACAAGAATTGATGAAAACGGATTCAAATACGCATATATCGGGCAAGCGGTACATATTCTGACGAGACTTGCACAACATCTTGTCGGCTATCAGCATATCGACCTTTCACTGAAAAAACATGGCTTGTATGATGCGGAAACAAACCAGTACGGATGGAAAATCGGTTTCATGCTTTACAAAGACACCGAGTTGGATAGTGCGGAACAGCACTGGATAAAGAAATATGCTGATGGTGGTTATCAGTTGCGGAACAAGACAAGTGGCTCACAGGGAGAGGGCAAATCGCAGATTGCGGAATATAAAGCCGCCAAGGGATATCGTGATGGCTTGGAACAGGGCAGAAAGAATCTTGCGAAGGAATTATCGAATATTGCCGAAAAGCACCTCACAATCGAAATTAGAGAGGATAAGAGGGGAAACAAGATTTCAGAACGGCAGTATGAGAAGTTTATGGAGTTGATGAAAGGAGAGGTGGATTCGTGAAATTCATTGACTTCTTCTCTGGTGTCGGTGGTTTCCGCAGAGGGATGGAGCTGGCGGGACATGAGTGTGTGGGATTCTGTGAATTTGATAAATTTGCAGTAGCCAGCTACACAGCCATGCACCTTATGACGGAAAAGGATCGAGAGTACATAAGCACGTTGCCGAAAAACAAAAGAGTGGCAGAAGCAGGAAAGGAGGAGTACAGGCATGGAGAATGGTATGCAAATGACATTAGACGGATTTTCGCCGAGGACATACCGAAAACAGACTGCTGGTGTTTCGGATTCCCCTGTCAGGACATCAGCGTTGCCGGAAAGCAGCTTGGCTTTAACGGAGCAAGAAGCAGCCTATTTTTCAGAGTTATGCGCCTTGTGCAAGACCTCGAAGAAAAAGATAGACCCACATACCTATTCATTGAGAACGTTAAAAACCTACTTAGCGTTAATGGGGGAACGGACTTCCTTAAACTTCTCATTGCGCTGGACGAAAGTGGGTACGATGCAGAGTGGCAAGTTATCAACTCTGCCGATTACGTCCCACAAAACAGGGAAAGAGTTTTCGTTATCGGACATCTTAGAGGGAGAAGTACCACAAAAGTATTTCCTATCGAAAGAGCAGACAGAGAAAATAGTGTTCAAATAATCGCACATAGAGAGGGATTCCGCAGGAATATGCAAGTGTTTTCTCCGGAAGGGATAACAGAATCGCTAGACACAGGGCAAGGTGGCGGAAGAGGTCATTATACCGCCATGCCCGTATTTTGCGATATGTCAAAAAGTGCAGGAATACAAACTTATGATAAGGCGTTTTGCTTGCAAGCGAGATACCATAAAGGCGTTTGCAACAGGCGAAAGGAAATAAGTGGCATTTGCGTTCCTGCACTTACTCCGGACAGAGCAGAAAAAAGACAGAACGGCAGAAGAATGAAGGGAAATGGAGAGCCAATGTTTACTCTGACCGGACAGGACCGGCACGGAGTTATGATTTCAACGCCTGACGGAATGGCGTTTTATGCCATTTGGTACGAAAAATATCAGTGCTATATTGCTATCCGCAAACTGACACCGAGAGAATGTTTCCGGCTGCAAGGATGGTCGGATGAATATTTCAATAGGGCTGAATTGGTAAACAGTGACAGCCAGTTATATAAACAGGCAGGGAACGGCGTGACCGTACCAGTAATATACGAGATTGCAAAAAGAATGAGGGCGAATGGGAACATTTCTGCCCGAATTGTATGGAGTGATAGAAATGGAAAATAAAACAGTAGACCACACGAATATTTTTGAAAGTTATCTGGCGCAAGATATCTTTATCATGGGTATTATCGAAAAGGTTGTTAATGACTGGAAACGAACCAAGTGGAAAGAAGGTACTTTTAACAGAGAAAATTTAGAAGATTTCTTTTTGGACGATTTCCAACAGTGGCTTGAATTGGGCGTTGATGAATGGTGTAACGAAGAATGGGGACAGGAGGGATAAACATGGACGCAATAAAATTCTTGAAAGAAAAAAATAGAATGACGAAAAAGTGCAGTATTGATTGCTCTGATTGTCCGCTTAGCAGTGAAAAAACCCAACTGGTTTCGCGTGTGGCGATTTGCAGAGAGTGTATTCAGAGATTGCAGTTTCTATTGTAGAAAAATGGTCGGAGGAACATCCGCCGGAAACAAGACTGACAGAGTTTTTGAAACACTACCCAAATGCACTAATGGAGGATGATGGAACTCCGGAAGTGTGTGTAAACGAATTGGGACTCAAAAGAG